TAAATCACCACCACGCCCCGCTAAGTTCGAACCAACACCCACCGCATAGTACATTCCACCGCGGTTCGTATCCCACCTGCCAGACGCCTTACTGTCTGCCGCTAGTTTTACTTCAGGGAATATTTCTCGAAATTCGTCACTTTCGAGCAAGTTCTTCGTTTTACGGCCAAAGTTTACTGCCAATTCTGTCGTGTGCGTTGCTTGAATGATCTTCTTGTTTGGCATACGGCCCATGAACCACGCAGGGAAAAGATAGGACGCAAACTCAGATTTCGTGTGACGCGGTGCCATGTTAATTATCAAACGTTTCAACTCACCACGAGCCACCCTTTCAAGCTTTTCTGCAATGATCCGGTGATGACGGCCCGCGATAAAGTCAGGCCAAACTGTTTTCACAAAAGTTAAAAAATTATTTTGGCACTTCTCATTCTTTTCTAGCTGCGCAAGCCGAAGCTCAAGCTTCAGTTTTTTCTCTTCTATCAAAGCATTTTGCGCTGCACTCATAGGGGTCCCTAGCTAACTTTTCACACGCAGTTTTCAATGTTTCACGTGAAACATAGCACCAATTGTATGCGATTTTAAGCACAAATATAAGACAGTTAATGCTCGTTCAAAATAACTTATAAATATTTGCGAGAAACATGGCCCTAGCCTTCGCCCGCCAGCCGCGGGCGGCTGCATCGCGGCGCGGCGTTTTCGATCCGGAAGCATAGCCAATTGACCCGATAGCCGGGGGCCCCTACGGTTGATTCCCGGCGGATGGATCACGGCCAGCGGACCACGGCCAGCGGACCACGGCCAGCGGACCACGGTCCGGGGATCGACGGTCCGGGGATCGACGGTCCGGGGATCGACGGTCCGGGAACCGCGGCCAGCGGATAACTTTGACCGGCTGCGGTCCGGGGATCGGGGCCAGCGGTCCACGAACCGGGAACCGCGGCCAGCGGACCACGGCCACGGGTGCGCGGTCGGTAGGTTTTGGGGTGGGATCGGGGGCCAAGGCCCGCCGTGTTTAACTGGCAAACACTAGCCAAAAAAAAGGCCGCCCGGAGGCGGCCTTGTGAGGATTGGCGCGGCTAGTAGTTCGCGTCTAACCTTAGTTCAATTTCTTGGTGTTCAATCTCTACGCTAAGGTCGCCAGTGTTCACCATCTCGCACACGGCTTGCCGAATGTAGACATCGGTAGGGTGGTCGTCCTCGATCACCTCCGTGATCTTATCCTTTATACGGTCCTCCATAAGGTCAAAGACTAAGTCAGCCATGTGTTGGCGTTCGTCGCGGTACTGGCGAACTTCAGTAGACAGACGTTCAACGCTAGCTTCTAACTGGACAGCGTGTTTTAACAGGTTGGCGTGGTCTTGCGCGGCGGCCTCGAAGGCCTGACCGTGAACATCCCGGCTTGCACTGAATTCGCTCTGTGCCAATTCGTTAAGATGTTCAGCGGTTGTTTTAAGATCGATCATCTATTACTACTCCGTAGTTATTAAAGGTTCGACGGCTTGCCCACCGTCGTATGCGATTATATGTGATAACTTTCGATAAAGTAAACACGCACAAAAAAGGCCACCCGAAGGTGGCCTTGTGAGGATCGGTGTCGATCAGTCGAATCGTGCAATCTTTCTTTCTAAGGTCGAAAGATCGACAATCGCGGTGATTGCGTTTTCGTACACGTAACACGCGAAACCCTCAAAAGTGAACCGCGCCAGTGGTGGCAAGTCGGGGTCTTCGTCGTGGTCGCTTTGATACACTCCGGTTTCAGGATCGACGGTGCCGCCGAACGGATAGCAGAACCCGCCGAACTTGTAGACCTCATCCATACGCGCCGCGATATTGTCCAGCGTCAACGGATCGGCAATCTGGCAGGCATGACAAAAAAAGTCTGGGATAATACCGCAAGCATCAATCAACTGTGCCGGGGTGGCCCTACCTATCTCTTCATGTTGGGCCGGATTTAAAACGCGGTCGAGGTAAAGATCGGACGGTCGGATGTTTAGCGTAAAACGATGGTGTAGCTTTTGAAGTTCCATGAAATGCTCCGTAGTTTTCGGACGGCTTGATTGCCTCCGTGTATGCGATTATATGAGATAACTTTGCAGAAAGTAAACACGCACAAAAAAGGCCACCCGAAGGTGGCCTTTCGTTTTGCGTGGTGGGTTGGTTTATGCGGCCACTTTATCCAATAACGCGCCCGCTTTTCGTTCTATTTCA